TTGAGAGTTTTTTTCCAAGTTGACCCTTTCCACCCTGATACCCAACCATGTATATTATAAAGTATAGGTACATAATAAATTTTGATTTCCAATAAGGGTTTCATTGATAATGGTGGTATAACAAATCCTATAGATTGTATGTCGGTAATTTCCCATATATTATAATCTATATAATTTAATATACTTATAATGTGTAGATACATGGGTGGAAAGGGTAAAATTGGAAAACATATATCCAAAAGAATATTTGAGATAGAAGATCAGATGCCATTTCAAACAGATTCTTATTTTGAACCATTTATTGGAATGTGTGGAGTTATGAGAAATATGGGTGAAAGGAAAAAAATTGCATGTGATTTAAGTGAAGATATTGTAAATATGTGGAGAGATCTTCAAAAAGGATGGAAACCCCCTTCATCTATGACTAAAGATGAGTTTAATTTTCAAAAAACACAACCATCGTCCGCGTTAAAGTGTTTTGCAGCACATGGATGTTCATATGGGGGTATTTATTTTAGTACATATATTGGTAATTATAACAAAGGAAATGAAGAAATAGACAGATCTTCTAGATCTATTATACGAGTTTCTTCTCAAATACAAGATGTTGAGTTCTTAGATAACAAATCTTATAAAGAACATAATCCTAAAAATTCGACAATATATTGTGACCCACCTTATTCCACTGCAACCAAGGCTGTATTGAAAATGCCAAACTTTGTATCTTTTAATCATGAAGATTTTTGGAATGTAATGCGACAATGGGTTGTAGATGGAAATATTGTCATAGTGTCCGAATTTACATGCCCAAATGATTTTAAGCCAGTTTGGGAAAGAAAAATAGTTTCAAATGTTAATCATAAAGGTCATAGATTAGAAAAATTGTTCATGCATGAATCACAATCAATTTATATAAAAGATACATAGCCAGGACAATGATCTGGGATAAGATCCCTGGGTTAATGGGAGCAATAGCTCAACCACGTTAATCATATAAAATATTTTTTATATTTATATTATTCATTATATCTGCTTTACTAAAATCAATCTCTATTCATAATACTACTTTACTCAAAATCTCTATTCACACCATACTACATATACACCCGAATCAACTTTATGTTTAACAGTCCATGAATCCAATTTTGAATCTGATAAAAAATTCCTTAAAATATGATTTTTATCAGAATCATTTTTTAGACCCCATATTCCACCAAAATGCTTTGTACATAATTCATTATAATCTTTTATGATTATATTTATAAGATCCTTTCTATTCTTAGGAGATGATGTCAACATTTTAATAAAGACATCTTTAATTGTCTCATTATTATAATGGACACGTGTAATCTTTCCATTTTGAACGACAAGTACTATTCCCCCACCACTCCCAATAGAAACTCTATTGTCATTCGAATCCCTTCCAATTCCTAGTAAATAATTCATAAAATCATTTTCATCAATCTCACTGATATCAATATTCTTATGTTTAACAATAGAATTCCAATTCCATGTCTTATCACTCTTTTTCAATATTTTCTGAAGAACATCAAACTCACTACTCCAAGCACTCTGGAACACACGATGATGCTTAGCCCTCACGATAGCCGTATCTTCTTCCACTGTCCTTTTACGTTTTATGAGTGAATTATGAGAATTGTCTAATTCTTTATCAGTCATACCGAAAATTTTAATAATTTCGGAACCTGAAATGTTTTTAGGACATTCTATAGCACGACTAATACCATTTTCTCCATGAGGCCCACTCTGAATTGTCAAAATCGGTGTATCTGGACCGACGTACTCGGGAATAGGATTCCGCAAAAGCGGAGACAAAGGTCTAGACAATGGCTGAGACAAATCGCTTTCACTATCATCATCCTCCTCCTCTTCTTCAGAAAAGTTGATTTCTCTACCTTTACCCTTATTTCCAATAACTATGGATTCTTCTGAGTCATTGCTATCTTGAGAAATCACAAGTTCTTCTGAATGTTCTGACTCTCCAAACCCATCAGAACTACTTTCGGAAGAACATATATTTTCAAGATCTATATACTCCTTCTTATCTGAACACTCGTTACAAGAAGTAACTCTGTAACTAAATTCACCATCTCCAAGTTTATTGAATACTGGTTTACAAGGTGTTCTACTCATTGGAATACCCAATGCTATCATAGTTTCAAGATTAATGCTGATATTTTTGGAATTATTTTCCATCAATTCAACAAGACTTTTTGTACCAGGTGCTCTCATTACATTTATAAGATTCTTGTTCAAACCAATAGGTTCTACATCTGGACACATTTCCTCACCACATTCAAGACATGAATAACTACCCCCATTATCTTTGATATAATTTATAAGTACTTGTAATTTAGTTGCTTTGTGATTCACAACTTCTTTTTTGGGGATTGATGATTCAAACCCCCATTTAATAATGCTAATATCATTCTTAGTAACAGGAATCTTTACGAAATCATTACGTACTACTTCCATATTTTCAGAATCAACACACCTCGAATGATAATGAATATCATTTTCTTTAACAGATTCTTCCATTGAAATAACACACCTACATTTACCACAAACTTCATTCTGAATTCCACCTTCTTCAATCAAAAACGGAGACATTTCAAAACCAATGTTTTTTATAATCTGAACAAGAGATGTTTTACCATTACCCTTGTAAAAAACATCCTTAGGGAAAGACAAACATCCAATCTGATCTTTAACATATTTACTCATAGCCATTTCTGCACATCTTTTATCTTCATCTGACATAACAGATGTATAACATAAAGACCTTTCACGCAGATGTTCCATATTCACAGGAACCGATGCACGATAAGATGCCTGAATTGCAGTTTTTAATGACTTCTGACTATATGTTTTAAGAAAACCAACAAATGAGATAAATTGAGTACCAACACCCCTAGAACCCTTGTTAACTACGAAAAGAATGTGATTATCATCCTTTTGGAAGTCTCCAATTATGTCATCATTCGACCCATCATGGGTAGTTGAATAAACAGATTTCATAAACTGATTGTTTTCTTTATTGAAAATACCAATAGGAAGCTTGTACTGATTATTGTTAATAAACTCTGAAAAAGCTTTAGCTTTTTTGATGTCAGAAACAATTATCACAGCCTTCATGTTTCTAGGTTCTACATTTTTGTGACGCTTCAAATGAGAATCATATTGTTTCAAAATAGCAACAAGTTTCTTAGAAGGCGTTAATTTTTCAGATTCATATGCTGTCGCAACCATTTTCCTAATAACACCTGCAGTAATTGCATCGGCAGAGCTATACTTCATATACAGTCTATAATAAGAACTCTCTCCCGTTGCTGAAACAGCAAGAGAGGGAGTATTCTGTATTATTCTTCCAATAAGTTTTCTCAACGACCCTCCCAATTTTGTAACATCCTCATCTTCTCCTTGACCAACACCAGCATCTTCTTCATCAACAAATGTCATTCCAAATTGTTTTAACTCGTCACCAAGGATTTTAATCGGAGATGAATTTGTATCATATGCCCTCATTCTTTTTTTAAGAGACGAGTGTCTAGCATTTAATGCCTGTGGTGTACTAGTAAACACTAAACCATTCTTACTCGACCCCCATGTGGAGGATGATATTTGAACCATGTTGGACAATAAAAAATAAAGCCAAGTACATGAGCTACCATCTTTCATTTCCTTAGTTTTAAGGTATGAAGGCATTTGGTCAAGAAGAACATGACTAAAAAGACTAGCAAACAAATAACAATCATCACAAACCAAATCACGAAGAACATCCAAAGATTGGACATTTTTGATATTATTCAACATTTTTCTATTCTTTTCGGGGTCTTTCGAGAAATTAAAATATTTCTCGACAGACATTGTAGCCAATTTCACATATGATGTGAAATGAACTGATTCATTGTAAAGAGGGACGCCGTCCACCAAGCACATGGGGTCGACGACAGCCTTGGAGACGTCCATCTTCGATTCCATATTCACCATCATTATGATAAGCATCATTATAGATTTCCCAGACCTGTAAAATAAAAAAACGATAAAAAATAGATAAATCAGTATGTACCATTTAACAAATTAACAAATTTAAATATCAATAAATACATAAAATCAAACAATATAAATCAAAACTCACCGACAAGAAGCCACAATTTTGTCGATCATGGCGATGGAGACCACTTTTTTATCGTTGATAGCATCTATGAGTTCATCCGTAACCATGTTGGCGGACTCGATGTTGTCGAGGATTCCATTAATGTCGTTTTCTTCGTCTTTGTATTCTGGATTCTTCATCACACAAGCTTTTTTATGAAAATTAGTGTCCTTGTTCAAAATAGTATTTCGAAGACACATAACTTGAGGCGCTCGAAGTTTGGACACCGTCTCGATAAGGTATTTGCCTTTGACCTTGAAGTAGTGACGAGTACCCTCGTAAAGATCTTCATTAAACCTTTCGCGGTTAAACTTCCAGTAAAATTTTTGGAAAGTCCCCCTAAAAGAAGTTTTCATTTTTTCTTGAACCTCGGGTGTCATGATGAAATTGAAATCATCACTAAAGATGATTTTTCCAATTTCTGTTTTATTCCCTTTAGAATCAAAACAATTTTCAAGAATCCATTTCTGATCTTCCATGTATTCCAATGGTCCAATGAAGAGAGATTTCATGTACATAAACGCGGCATTCAACTTAATTCTCTCTTGAGAGTATTTAAGTTTGTTTCCGGTAATTTCACAATCTTCAATGTTTTTGTTGTTTAGAATTGAAACCAGATTCCCAACATTGTCCATTTCGAATGTTTAAGGGATAAATAATTGTGTCAACATGTTTTTATGATAAGTATTTGGTTTATGATTATTTATTTATAATTGAAATGATTATTTATCATGGATATGATTATTTATAATGGGTATGACTAGTCAATATACATCAAAGTTGATAATGATAAATTAAATATAAAAATATATATAATATAATATAATACAATGTCATCAATTTCTAAAACATTCGGAGTTGTGAGCACTGCTGCAAAATCAACCGATAAATTTTCAGGGGCGTTTAAAGCTCTATCTAGTCTCGATAAAGTATCGGGAACTGCATCATTATTAAAAAAACTAGACTTTAAAGCTATAGCGGGGACATTCTCAAGTGTTGCATCAACTACACGAGTAACTTCTAATATAGCTGATACTGCCTCAGCTGTTAAAAAATTTTCAAATTTAGTACCATCATCTACAGATGAAATATTAGGTTCAATTTCTGACGGGATCAAACAAACAAGTAATGTTTCGTCTATAAAGAGTATTTCTAAAATTGACATTGATGCAAAATTTATTAAATCGGTTTCTGAATCAAACAGTCTCCAACGATTAAAAAAAATATCTACTTCTATTTCTGATTCCGCACCAGTATCATCTGGTATTTCCAGGAGATCTACAGAACTGTTGTCTAAAAGTGATAATTTATCTTCTATAGCAAAAGTAAGTAAAGTGTCAAAAGTAGAAGATGTAGCCGAAACATTAAAAAAAGGGAAAGGAACACTTTCAAAATTAGATGAAGTAGGGGACGCTGGAAAGTTTGCAAAGAAAGCAGATGTAGCTGATAATGCAGCAGATGCATCTAAAAAGTTTAGTAAATTAGAAGGTGGTGCATCTTTCATTAAAAAAAACATAGGTTTCGTAAATCAGGCAATTCTTGTAGGATATTTCTTGGGTATGGGATTAACTCTTCTCAGGAAATCAGACACATCTGAATCTAGTGGAGAAGATCCACTTGAATTAATTACGGATCCCGCAAGTGATGTTTTCACAAAAGCACTTGTTAATGAATTTAAAGAAGGGGAAATTATAGTAGGGGAAGGAGAAGGTGTTTCATTAGCAGATACTCTTAAACAAAAGGAAGTAGTAATTGCATTTATAGTAGTTATGTCAATAATTGCAGCACTTTAAATTTTAAAATCAGTATCTTCTTAATAAATTTCTAATCCACTTGGGACCGGTATTGCTAATAAAATAACTACGAGTTCTCCATATGTTAACTACTCTTTGTCTATAAGCCTCATTTCTGTGTTCCATGAATGCAAGTATTTTCCTGGATAACTCTGGTTCCTTAATGAACTTAGTACCATGAACTTTCATTTGCATTACCAGATATTCATCATCTTCAAGTAGAAGTTTATATAATTCTTGCATAAATCTCTCTACACTTTTCTTGTTGTATTTAACAGAAGTATATTTAAGGATAAGTTGTTTTCTCTGTTCACTTGTAGTTATAGAATTCAATTTAGTAAGCATTTGCCCCCTTGTTGTGTCGTCAAAATGAGACAAAAGTTTAGATGCCTGTGTTTGAATAAACAAAGTATCATCGTCAAGTAAACCAAGAATTTCACTTAAGAAAATAGATTCTTTAGTGGAATCCCCTTCTGATTCTTTCCATTCTTTCATTTTAGCTCTTCTGACATCTTTAGGTAAAACCATGAATTTCTGAAATAAAGCTCTTTGATTTTCAGCATCTAAACCAATAGAAG